TCTGCGCAATGAAGCCTGCTTTTTGGCGAGTGTCTGCTAAGTCTGTAGCTTCTTTCTTCCAGTCCCATGTATACATTTTAATTCCATTTTTGAATGCTTTAACTTCCTTGATATTAGTTTTTAATTTCATATCGCTAAACAAACTAAAAGCACCGCCAATGAGTGATCCTGCAATACTACCAAAAGCACTGCCAGCAGCACTATTCTCAGCTGCTGTCGCACTAATTTGTGCTGTTTGAATATTATTTGCTCTAGTTAAATCTGCTTGCTCTGCTTGAAAAGCAAACTCAAACATGTCTTTGTACATTCCCCACATATTGTTATATGCTAACGTAGATAGTTCTAAAGTAGAACGAGCATTTAATTCATTTGCCCTATTGATAGCAGCAGTATCTGCTGTAGCTACTTGTCTACGCCATGTAGCATTACTTTGGTCAACAACCAAAGCATTTGAAGCGTTATACTGTTGATACTGCTGGTATAAATTAGCATTAAACTGAGCCATAGCATTAGCTTGGCCAGCATTATACTGACTGATAGCATTAGCTTGATTAGCATTAAATTGACTAATGGTTGCCGTTAAAGAATCAAAGAATTGAGTTACTTGATTTTCGCTGGTAGCATTAAATTGTTCAGCAGCATTTTCTGCTGCTTGATCGGACAGCATGGTATTTACTAAAGCCTGCGCATCAAACATGAGTTTTTGTTGTTGATTACTTAGGTTAGACAAATCCATTTGTAGAAATGACTGCGCGTTCTGTGCAGCGGCTTGTTGTCTGTTGTTAAGATTAGTCAAATCCATCTGAGACATAGCTGCTGCATCGGCCATAACTTTAGCCTGTCTATTTGTAAGATTAGCTAAATCAACTGTCTGGGCAAGTCTGGCATTTTCTATTGCCCGCTGTTGGTCAGCTGAAAAATTAAGATTGGCAATCTCGCTAATTCTAGCAGCATTAAGGGTTCTAGCCTGTTGTTCATTTGTTAACTCTTGCCCAACAAGTGCTGCTCTTACTTGTAGATTAGCAAGAGCAGTCTGTTGGTTATTGCTTAAGTTAGCAGTTTCAATCTGTAACGTTTCAGCAGACCTTTGTAAATTAGCCTGCTGCCTATAGCTTAGATTAATATTATTAACTTCAGCAAAACGTGCAGCATTTGCTAGTGCTGTCTGTGTCCTTACATCTAAATTCTTTTGTTGAACAGCAGCAGCAATCTGTGCATTTGCTAATACAACAGATTGTTGGTTTGATAGATTTTGAGACTGTAATGCAAAAGCATTAGCTGAGTTTTGTAATGCTGCCTGCTGTCTGTTGTTTAAATTAGTTAGCGTTATATTCTGTTGTGCTGCTGCATTAGCAAGAGATACTTGCTGCTTATTATTAAGATTGGTTAAAGCCATCTGTTGAAAGGCACCAGCATCAGCTTGAGCAATAGGAACAGCAGATTCCATAGCTGCTTGTATAATAGCTGCACCTGCAATGCTGCTGCCTCCAATGCCCCTAGCAGCCATAGCAGCATTAGCTGCTCTCATAGCCCCTGCTGCCCAAGCAGGAGTACCATTATTAAATTGATCCATTAGCTGTGCCATTTGACCTTGCACAGTTTGCATAGCTTCTACTACACCCTGCTCAGCAGTAGCAAGAATGCCATCAAAAGTACCCTGTGCTGCTCTAGCATATGCATCTTTATTTAGAGCATCCATAGACGCAGCTACAGCCTGTACAGGTGCATCAATCTGCAAGCCCATTTCTCTTGCGTTTATAAGTTCTTCTGCTCCTATTCTACCCTGAGCAGCCTGCACGGTGCTTTCATAGGATGTCTGGGCTGCTTCCTCTTGAGGTTTTTTATCGGCTTTTGCACCCGTAACAAGTTGACCTTCTTCTACTGTAAGGTCAGGTACATTAGCAACCTCTCGAATTGTATCTAATTGAGCTGCAGATAAATTTAGTTGCGCAAGTTCAGAGGGAGACATCTGTGCGGCAACAGCCTTAGCTTCCTCTGATAACTTTCCTGTTGCAGGATCAATTGCTTCTAACTCTTTTTTAACATCGGTGCTGATAGTAGCAGCTGTATATGTAGCTGCGTCTCGTTCAGTAGGAGCTACTGCGGATGTTTGACTTGCTGATGTTGTATCTTTATCTACGGGAGCTGAAATTTGACCTGTAGTGCCACCTAAAAATTGACCTGTGTCAGTTGTTGTATCTGTTTTTTCTGTTGTTACTGTCATAGCATCTGTTAAGTAGGGCTCACCTTCTGGGGTAACGCCCTCCATTAATGCTGTTGTTCTGTCTAAAATTGCCGGTTGTTCAGGTTCTGCTAGTTGAATAGGAGATGCATAACCATATTTAGCTCTGTATTCAGCAATATACTCTCTGTCTGCATCTGTTAAAGTATCGGGTCTCTGTCTTAAAAGATCACTATATTTGGAAGTAGCCGCTTCAGCCGAAAAGCTTTCCCCACCGCTAGTTACAAAAGGTGTCCTACCTCTTAAGGTTTCTAACTCAGTTTTTTCTTCATCTGTTAACTGGGTAGGATCATATTTTATTAATTGCTCTAGTCGTCTAGCATCTTCCGGTGAACCCAGAAGAAGATCAATTGAAACATCAGTACCAGTTGCTGTACCAGTAGCACCAGTAGTATCAGTAGTACCAGTAGTACCAGTAGTACCAGTAGTACCAGTAGTACCAGTAGTACCAGTAGTACCAGTAGTACCAGTAGTACCAGTAGTCGTACCTTGTAACTGCGCTATTTGTGCCGTATAGTCATCAATTTGTTTTTGATATTTTACCAGATAATTTTGTGCTTGTCTTTCTGCGTCCTCTTTAGCGCCATCAACTTCTCCATTAGAAGGGTCTCGAATACCAGCCGCAATTCGGTCTTTGGTATATTGTAGATTGTTTTGAGCATTTTTTAAACTATTTTGTAATTGTGCAAGTGTAGCCATCTACTTTATCCTTTATTTATTTGTGAGCTTGAGAACAAGAGTGTCAATTTTACTTTCTAATCTATCTAGTCGTTTTGTTATTTCAGTATTATGATCTCTTAACATTTCTTTAGTGACAAAATCTCTAGAACTATCTTCTCTTGTTTTATGAATTAAAGTTCTTAGCGTATCTATATCCGTTTTAGTAGATTTAACCCACCATAAAGTTATTGCGGCCAACGCCGTAAGTAGTGTGTTCCATAAGTAGTCCGATAAAAACATGCAATAGCACCTTTAAAATAAAAATAAGCTAAGACTTTAATTGGTCTATTTCATTTTTAAGCTCTTTAATTGCCTCAATAAGAAGGCCCACCATGTTTCCATACGCAACTGATTTTAGACCACTGGAGTTTACAGCTACTACTTCTGGTAGCACAGACTCTACCTCTTGTGCTATAACACCAGCGTATCGTCTTGAGTACTCTAGATCTTTTCGTTTATAAGTAACACCACGAATATTGAGTACTTTAGCTAAAGCATCCGTTATTGGGACAACGTCTGTTTTTATAGACACATCTGAACCCTGCTGTAATTCCCCTGTAATAGTCAAATCACCAGTAGGCATATAAAAATTATATCTAGTATATGTATTGTACTGAAATAAAATTCTAGAGCTATTGCTAGTTCTTAAATTTAAATTCGTTCCATCATAAAATAATCGGTAGTCTCCGTCTGTCCCTAGGTAAACAGAATCATTATCTTCTACATAAATATCTGATCCGTTACTATATAAGTCACCTCCTAATTGAGGTGTCGTGTCGTCTACTACAGATGTACTGCTTACGGATTCTGTTATATTATAATCCGTACCTGCGTCATCAGTAAAGATAAGACTACTTGGAGTATCTGACTTAACCCAAAGATACCCTTTACCAGCTTCTGGAATACTGGAGTGGTCGGCTTTTTCGAATAGTACAATGTCGCCCCCATCAACATTTAGAGTGGCAAATGTAGCATCAGCAGCACTTGATCCGCCAATAGTGGTTCCATCAATAGTTCCGCCATTAATGTCAACTTTAGAAATAGCAACAGAACCAGTACCATCGGGTGTTAGGTTAATATTTCCATTGGTGTCTGTGCTACTAATAGTATTACCATTTACATTAATGTTGTCTATGTCAAGATCACCAACAATATCTGTTGATCCTGTTATTGTTAGTGCAGCAGTGTCTATTGTAACAGCTGTAGCCGCATTAATATCTATAGTCGGGGAATCTAGTTGTATCTCTACATCAGCAACAACATCTAACTGACCGTCTACACTTGAATGTAAATAAATAGCAGGGTCTCTAAACTGAACTTTTTTATCTGTAGACAATAATGTGTCTTCTCCAAACTCATCTATGTAAGCTAGGCCATCAATATAAATATTTTTAAATTGTAAACCTGAAGAGCCAAGGTCCATGAAGTTAGTTACTTTTGGTGTTGCTGCTGCTGCTGCAACGACAAAATTCTGAGCAGGACCGATACTTACAATGGGACCACCTTCCTCAGCAGTTCCGTCATGTGTATGACCAGAAACAGCATTAAAAGCAGCTTCTACAGCATCAAATTCAGCGTCTAAATCAGAAGCGTTAATAATATTACCCGTAGCAATATTATTTGAGGTATCAGCGCGTTTATATCCGGTTCCCATTTTTATTTATCTCCTAGAGTTATTTGTGTATTCAAGAGTCACTGCGTCCAATGTAAATGGAGAGCTTGTATCGTTTGTTTCAAAAAGTAATGAAACGGTAAAACCTGAACCTATTAATTGTGAAATTATTGTTGTATCTAGGTCTCCCGCATAATTAGCAGCGCCGTATGTAGCTGTCCCATAATAAAAAATAGTATTACCACTTTCTGTTATATTAGACAAATTAATGGAATTTGGCTGAATGCTTTCCGTAGAGCTGAAATCAAACTTAGGAGTAACATTTATATTAATGCTACTGATAGAATCAGTATATAAAAACATCTTATATATTGTTTTTCTTATTCGTGGATCGCTTATTGGTAGATAGGGCGTAGCAAAAGTACTACTGATATCATTACCCGCAAAGCTACTGCCATACTCCATTTGATATAAATAACCGTCTGTGTTTGAAAACATACAAAGTTCAGTACCACCCGTGTATCTACTCGAAGCTACTTTAGCCTGTATACCCTGAAGTTCTGAACAAGCATAACCACTACCACCTTCTTCTGCTAATTGTGTCACAATAATGCCTTTAGCATTTTCTTTAGTGTACGAAGCATTATAGCCAAATAATCTATATTGAGATTTTCCTCTTACAGTAAGACTACAAAACTCTGAGCTTTGATTTACTAAATCATTAAATTCTGATTGAATAACCTTAGTAACATTTGCAAAATTAAAATCACCTACTCTATCAGTTGCACCTAAAAGACGAAGACCATCTGGAGCAAAGAACATAACGTCAGAACCTACTTCTTGTATAGAATCTGGTTCAATACATCCAATATCTCTGGTGACTGGTTGTAACTGAAAGTCAGCTATTGAAGAACCACTTAACTGAAATATTTTAGATTCAGTAAAAATAAATAACTGTTCTCTAAAGGTCTTTAAGCCATTAATGTTATCAGTTATGTTTATAATGCCGCCGCCAGAAGTAGCTGAAAGATCATTATCAGTATAAGGAGCAGTAAAAAATAGCTTGCTGCCCTTAGCAAAAAATAATGTATTTTTGTGCTCTATTACAAATGCAGCACCCATAGCATCGATTGGGGCATTATGCAATACTGTAAATGTTGTGCCGTCATATAGGGCTGGAAAATTATAGCCATCGACAATAGCGTATTTTCTAACGCCACTAAAATTATAATCTGTAAAACGTGTTTTATAAGAAGACATTCTAATAGTAGATATAAACGTAATAGCTGCATCATCTGCTGGACTACTAGATAGAGTAGGGCTAATAGATAAGGTAGCTGCCCCTGAAACTACTGTAGCGTCACTCGTTACTGTATATACACCATTAATTCCAGATATAGTAAATACATCAAATGCTTTTGGGGCAGAGTTCAAACCATCAATGTCTAAACTTCCGCCCGTTTGTGACGCTCCATTTACAAGAGGAGACCCATAAGATGGAACACTTATTTTTGTATAACCACCGCCACTTGTCTTATATAGAGAAGACCCCCTAGCAACAATGGTATAATCATCGGCAACATAAACACCTTTGGTAGGATATGCTGTTTCTGTGCTAGTAAATGTAAGTAAAGCTCCATTAGCAGGGCTACTAGCTAGAGCACTGTCTAAGTATAATATAGCCGTTTTATTTGCAGTACTATAAGTTACACTAGTAATTGTGTAAGTACCATCTACCCCTTCAATAGTAAAAACATCACCTTCTTCTGGGCTAGAGTACAAGGAAGCAACTTCTAAATCAGACCCGGTCTGACTATCACCAAGTACAACACAATTATCGTAAGGAGGAATAATATTGATATCGTATTTTCTGTAGCCTAAAATTCTTTTGTAACCTCCTTCAATAGAAGGTTCAAAATTACGCAAAATTCTAGCACTACCGGGCGCATTAATACCCTGTTGTAGTGGGCTTAGATTTGTAATTAAGCCGCCTCTAAATTCAATAGGATACGTTTGCCAACTATCTTCTGCCATTTATAAAGAATCCAATGATGAGCCTACGTTCGATGAGGCAGAACCTAATCTGCCTGATACAGTTTGATTTCTAGCAATCATGTATGATCTTAAATAATGTGTTTTATTAATTAGCATACTGCGCATTTGTTTAATGCTGTTATCAAATTTTTGCTGTGATACAGTTGCGTCTTGAGTATTTCCTCTAAACAAGTAAGCATAATACATTGCGCCATCTACAATAACATGTTTAAAGCGTTCTGGTACATCGGGTACATCTGTTTGATTGATTAGGTCTACAGGTATTCTGTAATACTCATAAACAACTGTGTAATTTTGATCTGGTGCTGGAACCATACCATATTCTAAAGAAGGAGCATGAAAAACAAAACGTGGTAGCTGTCTTCCATTGGAACTTGTTTTATATTCTTGCTCAACAAACTTTTGTAAGTAGTCATCGTAATCTAGAATACCTAGACGAACCGTATTATTACCTAATGTGCTATCCTCTTTAATTCTAAAGCTATCAAAATCTATAACTTTAGCATCGTTAGGAAAAGGATATCTAGTTGTGCCTGCCGTAAGAATATCTTCTTGTGTGACATGATTAAAAGGCCACTCGTATTGTGATTGGTTTATATGTCTAAGAGAGGCATTAATAGCGTCTTTAGCATGAGCATAGAAACCTGAACTGGTTAAAAAATTATTTGAAGTTAATTCGACTTCATTTAAACGTCTATTCACTTCATTTACTAAGCCTAAAAAGTTATATGCCATTACTTTTCTCTCAGTGTTAATTTGATTGAGCGTTCAGATATACTACCACTATTATCTACAATGCTACAAAAAAACGTATATTCTCTGTTTAAAACACCGCCCCCTATATTAATAGTAGCTACAGTGTCCGTATTTGTTTGTGCAATATTCTGAATACTATCCGTAACCACAGACCCAGAAGCGTCTGTTAGTGTCTGCCCCGCCCCGAGCTGTGTCTTTCCTATTTCACTTGTTTTTACATACCATGTAACCGTAGAAATTATCGCGCTATCCAAATAGCGTGACCAATCCACACTATAATCTAATGTTTCATCTGGGTCTTTTACAGGCCACCTAAAGGACATTATCTACTTCCTACTCTTAGTCTTCTATCAAACACAGTATCTTGATAAGGAACATATACTTTTCTAAACTCTGCTTTTACTAATACCGTTCTATCAAAACTGCTGATGCTTTTCTCTACATATACAGTCCTATTAGTAGAGTAGTTATCTTTAACAGCTTCAAAATCAAAATTAGTACTTGTTGTTACTACCGACCCTAAATAGCTTACAGCAGCAAATCCTGTGATATTTAGCTGTACTATTTGTGATTCTGGGGTTAATGATGCTATAGGTGTACTAGCTAAAGCAGAAAAACCAAGCATTATCGTCTCCTACTTAATACTGCTATATGCCTTTGTTAGTAATATCAATTTGAATAGCCATAGTTATTCCTACCCAAAAATCTTTGTAGAACCTACATAAACACTCTGCACTTGAGTAGAACCAACATACAAGCTTTGGACCTGAGTTGATCCAATGTAAATTTTCTTGATACCACTAGGTGGCGTTGCAGCAACC